TCAACTCGATCCTGGGTTGGAAAGATACTGCGTTATAATACAACTTCAATATAGAGAACTCGATATGCTTAATAAAAACCTCCCTACACTAGATGGATATCTACGGACATTAACCGACAGCGTTAGTTTCCTAATGCATATCTTAGTCGGATCAGTGTTTCTTTTACTCCCAGTCATTGCTCTGGTTATAGCAATCGTTGCATGCCTGATAGTGTTCGACCCGAACATTACCTTAGATATCGTGCAAGCAAAGTTTACGTCATTAGTTAATCAGTAGGAGAACGCCATGAGTGATGATATGTCTGCAAGTGAAGTCGATCGATTGTGTAAAGCGATGGATCAGCTCGACGAGAGTAGGGAGCAGTCCTTAAACCGGATTGACGCTTTAATAGATGGCATTGAAGCTAAGTTGGATCTATTGGCATTGGCTAGCACCTCAGAGGTAAACCGGCCAAAAATGCCGGACAAACCGGACGCATAATTCCACAGTCCCCCAGTACCAGTGGCTATAAGAGGTACATTACCGGCCATACAACGGGACATTACCGGCCAAAAATACCAGGCAGACAATATCGGATCTACCATTGTGCAAAATAAAGCTTGACTTGTTATCAGATCTGCGTTATAATGTCTGTATAAGATGAATCGACAAGAGTGATACGAGTATGATTAATATCGAAAAAGAGAAGACAGCTCTGCTTAAGCAACGAGCTACCATTCAACGTGAAAATATGTTGGGCTGGACATCCGTTGCCGATTTTGACCTACAAAGCCGACAGCTCGATATGTTAGAAGAGTACGTCGTAGATATGCTGACCAGAATCCAATATGATCAGGAAGGCGTTGTGCCACCACTGTTCAAGAATCCTCCTGAAGTTGGCAAGCTATACGAGTTCAGCAAAAATTTCCAGTTTACCGCAGGACGCATATCACGATACGCCAGCACTAACCAGTATGGAGCGTTTGTCGATGAAAACGGTGGCATTTACGACTACTGTCGACCTGTAGATCCAGAGCAGCAGTCGTTCGGGATCTGAGAATTATATCATTAGAGGAAGCACCATGAAGACTCCAGAGATGGACGACTATCGCAAAACAATCACTGATCTTATATCGATAATGGAAGGTGAGATAGACGCAGCAAAAACCAAGAAAGCAATACAGCACGCCCAAATAGCACTAAGGAAATACCCCAAGGATATAGAGATCGGCGAATATCGTGACGTAATACACTCCCTGATCTTCCTTATGGAGTGGGGCGTGAACGAGTACACGAAAAACGACTGGATTCGCAGCAGTAGATCTATATTGGATAGTAACGTAGAAACTGTTATATCAGACCCTACCATGACTATCTCTATACCGAACCTGTTGAGTGTTCCGATACCAAAGATCGAACGGATATCTGAAATAACCAAAACGGGGCTATACATGCTAGGCAATTGGATGCTAGACGTTATGTTCCTTATTGATAATAAGCAACAGATATGTGCGACGAATGTCAACAACAAGACTCGATGTACATTCTATGAACTCTCAGGACCGACCAGCGTTGCGATTGAGGTTGATGGTATCTACGTGGACTCTACATTCACAGATTCGATTGCAGACTTTTTAGGAATTAAAGATTAAAATGTCTTGACAGGGACGTCGAACCATAGTATAATGTCCATATAGAACGAAGTAAGACCATGATAGTGCATTTAGCACGAACTTTAAAATTAACGTACAAGGTGAATATAACATGACTGGAATTATCATACCAACATCAGATGCAGACAAGAAGCGTATCAAAGGCTGCATGACCGAAATCAGTAACTCCTATCTGCGTCAAGAAGCTGAGCGCTCGTTCATCAAAGAAGCTCTTGTATCGCTGGAAGAAGATGTCGGCATCCCAAAGAAGTACCTGTCTAAGATGGCTCGTATCTTCCATAAGCAGAACATGAGCGAACTTATGTCTGAGATCGAAGAGATCGAAGCACTGCTCGAAACTGTACAGTAAACGCCTTGGCCGTTCTGCGGCCATATTCTAGAACCACACATTGATAATAGGGAACACCATCATCGAAAAACAGGATCTAGAAATACTAAACAAGCTAAGCTCTGAGTGTATCATGGTGGATATAGCTGAGATGATTACCAAGGGTGTGCCCTATATCGATGCTGTTATTGACTATGCAGAGAGACATAAATTAGAGGTAGAAGTCGTTGGAGAGATCATTCGACGCTCACCCGTGTTACGAGCTAAGATTTACATGGAAGCTGAGGAGCTTAATCTGGTCGAGAAGTTAGTACGTTTACCGGGAATGGTAGTATGACAGGAACGTCGATGTACACCACTCGAGACGCCTTCGAGTTGTACACTTACTACATGGCAATGAAGAAGCACTTTACCACTAGCTACGATTACGTCAAGTACGGTGGTAAGATGCGACTAAGCGTCGATAGCTTTGAGAATAGAAAGGACAAGTTCTTCTTCTATAAACTGGCTAAGAGACGGGACTGTAAAGACTTCGTGTTAGCGAACCTGATACAGAAACCCAACTTATGGATAGGCGATTTGGTCAATAGCGAGTATGCGAATACTATCTACACCGAGTGGTCGAAGCGGCAACAAGCAATCACTTATGTATTTAAGAATGAGCTGGAGGAGTTAGATGATGACTTCAACAGTAACTTTGTTGTCGAAGATGGACAGTACCCTAGCGTACTAAAGCTTTATAATACTAAACGAGTTAGCATTGAGAGTCTCATCATACTAGATGACCTCACACACTGCTTCAAGTACTGGGATCGAGCTATCAATGATACGATAGTTTATCCGAGTATAAATAAGACTGTTCAAAACTATAAGCCATTTTTATCATACGATAAAGCTAAAATGCGCAAAATATGTCTTGACAGATACTCCGTTCTATAGTATAATAAAGCAATACCAAAACAAACATATAACATAAATCGTAATATTAAGGAATACCCATATGGCTACATCATTTTCTGCACTAAAGCAAGCTCGTTCAAACTCTTTTGACAAACTGAACTCCCAGCTACAATCAATGGGATCTGCCACAAAGAAAGGCGGTGATGATCGTTTCTGGAAACCAGATGTCGATAAAGCAGGCAACGGCTACGCAGTAATCCGATTCCTCCCAGCACCCCAGGGTGAAGATATGCCATTCGTTCGTATGTGGGATCACGGCTTTCAAGGCACTGGTGGTTGGTACATCGAAAACTCTCTTACCACGATCAATCTGGACGATCCATGCTCCGAGTACAACTCTAAGCTCTGGAACTCTGGCCATGATGAAGATAAAGAGCAAGCACGTAAACAGAAGCGTCGATTAAGCTATGTTGCTAACATCTACGTTGTATCAGATCCATCTAACCCATCTCGTGAAGGTCAGACGTATTTGTACAAGTTCGGTAAGAAGATCTTTGATAAACTGAACGATGCGATGAATCCTTCGTTTGCAGATGAAGCTCCAATCAACCCGTTCGACTTCTGGGAAGGTGCAGACTTCAAGCTTAAGATCCGTCAGGTTGAAGGCTACCGTAACTACGATAAGTCCGAATTCTCCGCTGTGAATCCGTTGACAGAAGCGAGTGGTACTGTCGTCTCTGATGAGGACATGGAAGGCGTTTGGAACAAAGCACACTCTTTGTCTGATATCATTGATCCGAAGAACTTCAAGTCTTACACTGAATTGAAGACTAAGCTGTACAAAGTTCTGGGATTGGATGGTCGAGATGCTGCTCCAAGTAACACAGCTTCGGATGACGTTGGAATGGAGTTTAGTGCCAACTTCAAAGAGCGAGCTACACCAGAGGCACCGACTTCAGCGGCTCGACCTAGCGTTGAAGCATCGAGTGACGATGATGACTCGCTTGACTTCTTCAAGAGTTTAGCAGAAGAGTAATCTTCGATTTAGAATGGTAAGTTAATAAAGGGGAGTGCTAATGCGCTCCCTTTTTTTGTCAGTTAGATGTCTGACTCGATGGTAGATGATTTGCCAGTGCATTAGATCCGTTACTCTGAAACACATTAACCGTGCTACTTGATCCTCCGACATTTGACGTATTGTTCGTGTTTCCTCCAGAGCTATTCACAACATTCACTCCAGTTCCTTTCGTCGCATTTATGGGCTTCAACACATTATTGTTGATAGCGTCAAGCTTTCCGCTAATAGGAATGACCGGGCTGAGCTGATCTTTCGTTATGCGCAGACTGTCTATTTTCTGGATATTCATCTCGTTAAATCGATTGATAACTCGTTCTGAGTTGAACTGGTCTGTGTCACTTTTGGTGCTAACAGACTCTATTCTGCTTTCGGTCTGGGATGGAGTATTGAACTGTATATTAGACGTGATTGGCTGAAGTCCAGCGCTTGCGTCTGAAGTAGTTGCTGATACAGTGGACTCTGGTGGTATAGATACGCCACTCTCGAGCGCACTCACCGTTTGTGTAGACTCTGTAACATTACTAGGCACGATATTAGACTTAATATCTTGTATTGGTTTAAAACCATTCATCATGTCTGGTGCTGTGTACTTACCGAGCGCCGATTCGCCCGATCTAGTGTATGATGTCTCGAAATTCTCCTTAGTTATCATCGCAGGATTCACTGGTTCAGCCGCAGGGCCACCCATAAGGGCGTCTGC